GCCGCAACCAGATTCGACTTGGCCGTGGTTGAAAGCGCGGTCAGGTCGCCCTGCTTGTCCGTCAGGGTTTTAACGTCTGCGCCGATAGCTTGAGCGAGCGCAACAAGTTTGGTTTCAAGAGACATAGGTTGTTACCCCTTTGCGAGTACGTAATAGGCCACGGGATCCGGTACAAGGTCGTCCAGCACGTAGAGCCCGTCAGGTTTTCGGGTTATTCGGTTTTTCGGGTCGCCACTGATTTTCACCTCCCCCATCGGCCCCATCGGCCCCATCGGCCCCATCGGCCCCTGGGCGCCTCTCGGGCCTTGCTGGGCCGCAGTTTCCACAACGGTAGCCGGCTCGTCGGCGCTTATGCTTTGCAGCTCACTGACGGTTTCGATCAGCGTCTGTGATTCCAGAACTTCCAGCAGTTCCGGCGTGGTCATCGCGTCACTTCCCGGGACAACGTAACGTCACCGGCCAGAATCCGGGTGACATCGCCATCCGGAGCAATCAGCTCAAGGTCATACACTGCGCTCTCAAACGTGAAGTCTGCGGTATCCATGGCGGAAATGTAGAGCGTGAATTGCCCCGGCTCGTCGCCTATCAGGATCCCTCCGTTCTCCGTGGTCAGTTCGTGAATGACTGTATCGGATTCCAGCGTCTCCCGTATCTGCATCCGGGCGCTGTAGCCGGTCAGGTCAACCGGCTGCCCTGCCGCCTTCCATGTGAACGGCTTGCGGAGCGTGGCGCCCTGGTCGATCTTGAGTTTGTATTTCACTGCTGGCATCGGTAGTCCTCACAATTACGGCCAGTAGCCCTTCACGGTATGCGCCACGTCTTCCCGGGTAATGCGCCTCAGATCGGAATCCGGCCTTTCCCCGAAGTAGCTGGTGAACAATGCCAGCGCCTGCCCTGCCCGGCTTGGATCGAAGGTTTCCGCGTCTGGAATGCTGAATACCCGGTGCATTACCCACTGGTACAGGTGGCGGTGGTGAGCGGCGTTGATTTCCGGCTCGTCGTCGTTGCCCTCCATGGGCGTCATGGGCAGCCGGTAGCCTTCCAGCAACACAACGCCATCGTTGAGGGGCGCTGGTACCAGTCGCAGCTGCTTGTCGGTCTGGATGGCGTACTCCGGGTCGCCCTGTTCGTCGCGCCACTGCGGCCAGACATCATCCAGTTCTTCGGTGGATGACAATCGCAGCGGTGCCCGCCTGGGCTCTCCGTCGCGCTTGAACGCCAGGTGGTCGATCTCATACAGGGCCGGGTGGAGCTTGCACACGGTCTGGCCTGCCTTCACGGCAATGGTGCAGACCGCCGGGCTTGCGCTCTCATGGATTAGTCGGCCCCGGATCGCGGCTTCTTCAACGGCTTCGTTGAACAGCGTGATCAGGTCGGCATCCTCGACAAAGTACGGCTCAACGGTATCGTGAGCCGCTACACGGTACTGACGGATCAGCTCGGCCAGGGTCATACGACACCAAACTGATCAACGTAACCGGCAACCTCCTCGCGCAGATTCTCGACGGAGCGGCGCTTGTTCAGTGTTTGCTGGTAACGGGTAAAAGCGAACTCGGCCAGTGCATCCTTGTCCATCACCATCACCTGGTCGATGATGCCTTGGCGGTTTTCAAGAGCGGACTGCTCCTCGTCCTGCCGGGCCTGAGATTCGGCCAACAGCTCGGCGGTATCGTCCTTATCAGGCACATTACCCTCGCCACCCAGCTTGGCCTCGGCAAACAGGTCGTTGTGGCGCAACAGCTTACGGGCCAGCTCTACCGGCACGCTGCGGATCTGCCCCGGCTTGAACGTCAGACCAGACTTGTATCGGCGCTCGATCCATTCATCACGCGGCCCGATAAATTCAATCGCTACGGTTGGTTTGCTCATGCTGTACCTCGAAAAGAAGGCGGCGCTATGGCCGCCTATGGCATCAACGTGGACCGGTCAGCTCGCCGGTCACGACTACATGCAGCTCACTCGCCTTGGCGTTGTCGGCAGTGCCAACGGTCAGCACCAGACGGGCAGGCTTGGGCAGTGTCACCAGCTTGGAGCCAGCGGCACGCAAGCGGCCAGCGGTCGCAACGTCAGCGGCAGACAAGAAGTAAGCGGCATCCTGCGGTACTTCGGTTGAATCCACTCCATCCTCGTAGACAAAGCCCAAGCTACCCGTCACCGTGGCGGTCATGCCGGTGGTAACGAACAGGGAGGCATCATCAAGACGCATACCTTCCGGTAGTGCGCCAAGATCCACCACGTCACCGGCAGCCAGTGCGGAGGCGGAATCTGAGTTGATCGCAGCGCCGGTTGAGTCGGTCTTGAGTTCAAACGGCAGTGCGGTTGTGTTGCCATACGGCGTGAAACCACCAAACTGGCGGCTGTGGTACTGGTTGATCGCTACTTTAGCCATCGTAATCTCCTGATCTTTCGCATACAGGGCGGCCATTAAGACCGCCCGCTGGCATTACTTGCGAGCGCCGATGATCGGCACGGCAGTATCAATGGCGGTCACACCGTAGTCGGTGATCTCCTTGCCTTCGCCGGTATCCACTTCAAAGCGGATCTTGGATACACCACGAATCGCACCCAGCAGCAGCTCAACCTTATCGCCGTGATCCAGCTCTTTCTCAGACCAGAAGAACGGGATTGAGGACTGCTTGTGCGCCGCCAGCGCTTCGGCAACCGCCTGACCACCCAGCAGCAGTGCGCGATCCACTGCGAAGTTGGTACCGAAAGTATCCGGCACCACGCACGCGCTTTCAGTCTCGCTGTCACGCGCCGCGCAATACTTGATGGTGTCGCCAGCGTAGAAGCGGATCGGCTTCGGCATCTTCACGATCAGCACGCCATTCCAAAGACCGGCTTCACCCAGGAACAACGGATGCTGGTTCGCTTGGTTTGCACGCGCCATAGAGGATGCCTGCAGCTGGCGGAAGCTCGGATCAGTCGCAAATGAGCTGTACTGAGCCGGGGATACCAGCATTACACGCAGCGGGGAGTCATCTGCAGCCTTGTCGCCTTCAAACTTCACCACCGGAGGCGGCAATGCAATCTGATCCATGACAGTCCGGACAGAGTCGATCACGTCCATATTCATCAGGTCGCCGGTGGTCAGATCCACCGCACCCGCATTGACGCCGAACTCCTTAATTGCGCCGTTGTCGGCAATGAAGTGGCGGTTCTTGGTCGGCGCCTTGACCGGGTTCACCATGATGGATGCGAAATCCGCGTCCTTGTCGGTCGGTACCACCCACTCAATGTTGTTGTGGTAGCCTCGCGCACCCGCCATGTGAACCAGCAAAGACTGGTCGATATAGCGATCCATCAGGTTCTGCGCTGCCGGTCGTCCCAGCGAACGGAACTCAACGGGGGAGCGGATGCTGGTCATGGCATCGCCCAGATCCAGAGGGAAGCGTGCTTGATCCACACGCAGGCGATCTTCGCTGATACTCAGGCCGGTTCCTCGGCCCTCAGCGTAGCGGCTGCCCATGATCGGCTTGGCACCAACAGGGTTCAGCAGGTGGAACGTCACCTCATCACCACGGCCCTTGCCAAGATCCTGGCAGCGCACAATCGGCATGTGCTGGCTGGTCTGTTTACGCAGCGTAGCCTCTGCACCGGCCTGACCCTTCGGCATTTTGCCGGTGAGTCGGTTCAGCGTTGTGTTGCGCTGCATGTGGGTAGCAAACAGACCGGCAGCCTGCTGCACCATGTTTTTCGGATCGCCGTATTTGGCGTGTGTCTTGTTAGCAGACATGCTGCCCTCCTGGAGCTATCAAATGAGTCGATTCAGTAGGGACTCAATCTGCTCAGGCGACATATCTTGCATGCGCTCAAGCAAATCAGTCCCATCAAGACCGGCCACCTGCTCCTCCAGCGTTGCCCCGCTTGCGCGTCCGCCCGGGATATCGGACAGACTGACAGGCGGCTCTTGCCGTGCGGACTCAGCGGCTTGTCTTGCTTTGGCCCGAATATCTTCGGCCGGTTGTGCCTTTCCAGTGGATTGTTTGAAGGCAGTGAACACTTCAACGACTTGTTGAGCGCTTCCCGTACTCAGGACAGTTTCGATACCGAGCTTCACATGGCCAGGCTGTGTGGCTATCCACTCGGCCAGCTCCTTGCTCTCGATAATCGAATCGGCATCAGGGTGTGCGTTGTAGATCGTGTCGTAGTGCGCTTTAGCCGCTGCGTCACGGGACTGCTGCTCAGTCATCTTTTGCGTTTGCTGCTGCAGCCGCTGATCGATGAGCTTCATCACGCCTTTTGCCAGATCCTCCTCGGAGAAATCCCCAAACAGATCTGGATCGATCCCCTGATCAATAGCCTCTTGTGCAATTGCCGCATTCTGGTCGGTTGCGGTTGGCGCTTCGCCTGCATCAGCTCGGGTCTGGGCCTGCTCGCGGAGTCGTTCCAGCTCTGCGGCTGCCGCTTCTGCCTGTGCTTTCCAGTGCCGTTCACCTTCTCGCGCTTCAACCAGCTTTTCATACGGAATCGTATGCTTGCCATCCTTCGCCAGTAGTACCGGCTCCGGCTCTGCCTGTGCTTCCTGTCCTGCCTCGCTGCTATCACCTGCACCTTGGTCAGCAACATCTGCCTGCTCAGTGGGAGCGTCGGGCGCCTCGCTCACCGTTTCCGGCATGGTGCCGGTATCGCCCTCCAGCCCAAATTCAAGCATTTGAGCCGCCTGTTCTGGCGTAATGTTCTCTGCGTCAAGGTTCTGGAAAAACTCGTCTTGGTTTATCGTCATACCTTTTCCCGCCACATATCGCCGTGGCCGCATAGGGTTCAGGGGGGTGTGGGCAGTTGCCCATTGCCTTTCGGCGCAGAGTGAGAATATGAGTAGGGTTGAAATGGCTCCAACCCTACAGGGGGGCGCATCCCTGCGCTGCGTGGCTTATGCGGGTAGGTTATCGTCCGTGACCGGGGTTTCGATGCCGCGCATCCCCCGCTCAGCCTCTTGCGGTACCGGCGGGAAGCCTGGGCTTGTGTTGGCACGGGCATTCATCATGGCGGGGTCGAGTTCAGTGGGTACCGGCTCCTCGGTCGGCATCGTCTCGGCTGGCATACCCTGATCCATCGGCATGTCCGGCTGGCCAGGCACCGGGTAGTTGGGATCAACGCCTGCCGGATTCGGCATCTGGTAGCCTGCGCCCTTCATCACTTCGTCAGCGATCGGGGCGATCTGCGGCATCTGTGCGATCTGTGCGCCTGCCTGCATTGCAGAGAATGCGGCTTGAACACCGATCTGAACTGCCTTGGCGTCCAAATTCTTCATTTCACTGTCAGCCTTGCGCTCTTTGATGACCAGCTCACGCTCCTTCAGCTCGTTTCCGGCATCTTTCAGCGCCTGCTGTACCGCCTGCTGAGTCTGCTGTTCGATCTCCTCTGGTGTCGGCATCTGCTGCACCTGTCTGATCGCTTCAACCACGTCCTGCTTGTACGGCACATCCATCAGCGACACCATGAACGGCATCACGGCGGCCTGATACTCAGGCGGCAGCGACTTCACGGCCTCGGACATAGCGGCCAACTGCTGCGAGCGGTAGCTGCTGCTGCTCGGCACATCCTCCAGCGCCACCTTGAGTCGAGTGCGCTGCAGATCGTTGGACAGGTAGGTAACGCCGGTTGCCGGGTCCACCTCCGGCTTGTTGATCACCACGGTGCGATCCTCGCGCACTGCGTCCCCTTCGATGATCACGGTCTGCGGCTGGTCCCCTAAATCCTCTATAATCAGCGCCATCAGCAGGTTGCCGACTTGTGTACGCGCCTCCCTGAAGTTGTCCATGATGCGCTCCAGACCCTGATTACTCTGCTCTACCTGCGTCTGCTCCTGCAGACCGGACGTTGCGGTGCCCTGCTTACCCATGAAACCCGCTGTGATATTGCTCACTCGCTCAATGGCCTGCCGGTTGTCGTTGAGCATCTGGAAATGCTGGTCGGACAGCTGATAGTCACGCTTGACCTCGAACCGGGCGCCAGGCTGCGCCATGTGCGTTGCATCCAGCACAATATCGGCATCCGGCCGTGCCACCTGTTTGCGCAACTGGGCATCGGTCATAGCAACAGCGCCTTTGGTGCGCTCGACACGCGCCACGCTCATCCCCCAGCGAAGTTTACTTAGGCCGCTATTGAGGCTGTCTTGGGCGTACTTCATGCCCCGAACGTAGCCGTATGGCACGCCGGTACCATCCTCACGGAAGCCCCAGAATGGGACATACGGAAACTGCCGGTGCGGATAGGGACTCGGCCCATCATCCAGCATATGCGGCCCGAGCCAGTAGCTACGGCGCACCCGTGCAATGATCGCTTTCACCACCTTGGCTGCACCACTGGCAACGGCAACGGCATGGTTCAGGTTGTTCTCGTCATACTCAACGGCCCTTCCGTCCGGGGTTTTGATGACCGGCACAGACACCCAACGGCGGTACCAGACTTCAGCCAGACACATTTCCTTGCTGCTTTGGTCGTACCACCGTTGCTCGTGGTGCGTCCATGCCCTCGCCTGATTCCATGCGTTCTGCAGCCCGGTACTTGTGCCGCCCTCAATCGTGGCCGTACTGCTATCTGCCCACCAGTCGCCACCATGAACGCCCATCGCCTCGATCAGCTCGGCATGGTCAGGGAACGCCAGTGCGATACGGTCAGCGGTCAGCCACCGTTGGCGGCACAGCCATCTTGCATCGGACAGATCCGGCTCCTTGGCCTTCATATCCCAGTGGATCTCGTTGCGGTGGACGGCTGCGCATCGATAAGGGTATTTGAACGGGTCTTTCTCCCGGCGCACCTCTACCCAGCCCAAACCGGCGGCGATCTGCGGCCGGAAGGCATCGGAACAGGCCCGGTCAGCCTTGGATTCGCGCTCAGCCTGGTTCAGCTTGTAGTTCAGAGCGTCTGCTACATCCTGTCCGCCAGTCTCGCCGTTGGGTGTCACGCGCCAGTCGGTGCGGGTGCTGGCCTCGTACCCCTGAAGGGACAGTAATGCCGGGCCGATCAGATCCTCGATTGCCGGTGGAATACCCAGCTCGGCTTGGCGCCTTAGAAGTTCGCTGTCCAGCTGGTTGCCGTCCGCATAGTCCATTTCTTTGTCGGCAACCGAGCGCCAGTGCGGCTGTTCCTCGATCTCATTGAACAGGTCGCTGTACTCCTCGAACGTCAGCGTTCCGCCTGCCTTGTCCTGCTCTACACCCTTCGGTTTGGTGTCTGGTCGTTGCATTGTCGTCATCCTCATAGCCGCCAGTCCGGTGCCTCGGCTTCTTCATAATCAATGACTGCGTGTTGCAGCATGTTCAGCTCCTTCGCTTGCGCCCACTGCCGGAAAGCGTCTGCGCCCTCGGTGCAGCCGTTGCTCTTGTCTGGTTGGTCGATGTACCGGTTGTCGGTGCGGCTAAAGCGCTTGCGGTACCCTTCAAGCCTCGAAATCCCTTCCGCACACTGCAGTTCGTCAATGAAACAGCCCTTCATGTGCTTGCGGGTCGCATAGATACCGGTCATCAGCTCCGTTACCCTGGGCACAATGACGAAGCGCTCTCCTGGCATCAGCTCCTGCAGCTGCTCCCGGGTCGATTTGTTGTAGTCAGACAGTCGCTTGTGATCAGCGTCATGGGGAAGATAGTGGGTACCGAACAGGAAGCCTCGCTCTCGCAAATGGGCAACGTAGTGCCTCAAGTCCTCATCGTGGGCCTCGTAGTAGCCGATAAAGCGATCCTCGCCCCTCAGTTCCTGATGGAACCAGATCGCACAGCCGTCACTGCGACCAATGTCCCAGAACGTGTTAACCGGAAGATCCAACGCTGGCACACGGGTGATACCGCCACGCTTGCGCAGTTGCAGCATATCCTTGGCGTAGTAGTTGCCCTCGGTGGACACCTGGAAGGCTTCGGCCGGGAAAGACGGATACTCCTGCCACATCTTCTCATCGGCGCCACTGAAGTCGGCTTGCTTGGTGGCCGTGTACCAGGCTCGCTGGTCGGGGTCGATAGTGACCTGCTGCCCCATATCCTCTGCAACGCGCAGCTCAACCTGGTCGAAGTAAGCGTGATCCTCGGGTGTCATCAACACCTTTCGGGAGTCCATACGGTATCGCGGCTCCATCCACCAAGCGTAAAAGTGCAGTCGGTAGTCACGGCTGGTCAGTAGCTTGCGGCTTGCGTGATTCTTCTCGGCAACGCTCACCATCTTGAAGAACTCACCCTCTCGGCCTTCGGCGGTGGACTCGATCACGGTAACGCCGGTCAGCGGCACGGCAGGAATCGAGCCGGTGATCACTTCCTTGGCCTTGTCCGGGTACTTTGCACAGATCTTGCCGAACTCAGAGATATGGAGCCGGTGAATGGTGCCGGATCGCATTGATGTACCCACTCGGACGCTGCTGTTGTTGTGTGCAAACAGCAATTCAACGGCGCTATCACGGGCCAGCGGGAATCGGGCACGGATCTCGTCAGGCAGGTTTTCGTAGGCGAATTTGACCTTATCGCGGAATATGGTTTCCACGGCTTCGCGGTCCTGGGCGATGATGCCGCAACGCTGGTTGCCATTGAATAACGCGTGATCCAGCCAGACCACAGCAATCAGGGTCGTGAACCCCAACTGTCGTGCTTTCAGGATCAGGTTTCGGTGCCAGAGTCGGCGAATAAAACGGCACTGGGCGGCATTGGGCTTAAATGGCAGCACAAACGATTCACTGCTCTCGTCATCACCTTTGACCATGATCTTGTACAGACAGCCCGAGAACAGTCGCCACTCGGGATCAGCCAGGCATCGGGCCAACTCCTCTTCGTCAGTCGGCAACTCAATCAACGGCTCATCGATCACGGCGGCGTCAGTCGTCATGCTCACCTCTGCTGATCGCCAGGCTGCTGCCAGTCGGCTCCGGTGGCAGCTCGGGGTCATCGGTGATCGGCATGAATGCGCTGTTGCTCTGCTTTGCGATACCGTTCAGCAAGGTGGTCAGACCATCGGCCGGGGCGGTGTCCTTGTCATCCATGCCAAAAGCCTGCCGCTCAAGCCCGATAAGTACTCGCAGGGACTCGCCCAAGTCCTTCATCGTCTTGGCACGTTGAGGAAGAGAAATGACTTTGTGATACAAATCATTCAGCTTGTCTACGCCGCGCTCATCTTCATCACGCATGATCGTTCCAAGCTGCTCCAGTAGCGCAACCTGCTCTGCGACAGTCTGTTGCTCCAACTCTTCCAGCAATGACATTGTGATTGCCCGGGAGCGGCGGATATCGCCCCGATGAGCAATCTTTACCTGGGCAACGGCAGAAGCATTGGCCTCAATGGTTTCGCGCTCAGAAACAGCGCAATCGGTGCGTACCTCGGTGCGTACCTCACTCTTGCGTACCAACTCATCCGCTTTGCTTTGGATCTTCTGGGCAAGGTCTCGGGTCCAGCCATCACGCTTGGCACGCTTGCGTATAGCGCCTTCGGATATGCTGTGATCAGCGCCAATCTCACGCAGACTCTTCACACCAGCCCGATAATCAAGCTCTATGCGCTCCCAGTCATGCGTCTTTCGTTTGGCTTTTGTGGTGGCGGGCTTATCGCCCTGCTTTGAAATGGTCATGCCGAGAATGATCCCGGCATGATGATAGAGGGTCGAACTCTACAGGAGGGGATTAACTGGCGATGGGTAAATCAGCCTGTGCAATTATGCGCTCAAGCTGACGGAGCCGGGCTGAAAGTTCAGCATTTGCGAAGACTGCCGCATTACCCAAGTCAATTTGGGCGGCTTGCATCGCCCTGCCACCCAGCATGGCACCTAATGTCCGTGCTTCACGGGGCGTCAGGTGCAACACTTCATCACCAATATCCAGCACAACCGTGCCATCAGGCAATTCCGTGTGGCTGATCTGGCGTGCCGGCGGGTGCTGAGCCACTGGCACGAATACGCCACGCTGTACTCGCACAATGCGCTCATCTGCTACTAAGGCTTTCAGACGATCGTCAATCACACTCAGCTTCAACCCCGTATGATTCGCCAGTGTTTCTCGGGTAACGATCTGCTCCATGCGGTGTAGATCTTCAACGGCTTCCAGTACCAGTTGCTTGTTCGTCTTTATCATGCCGTTATTCATGAGTCATGCTCTCCACTGCTTTGATCAACCCAAGTTTGCCCATAGCGCACTCGGTATACATGCCTACCAGCTCAACGTCCGACAGGGTGAGCTCGCCCATCTGGATCTTGCCGTCATCCTGGGTCGGAATCATCGGCATTGGCGGGCACGGTGCCATCAGCACGGAGTCGATCGTTTCCGGCTGCCCGGGCTTCGTTGAGCAACCTGCTACCATCAGCAGGCACGACACAATCGATATAGACCGGATCACGGATCACCTCCTGGCGGGTCTTCTGGTAGATAGTGCGGTTCTCAATGCGGATCTGGCTGATCGCTTCCCGGTTCACGCGCGCGATTTCGGCCACCAGTCTACGGTTCTCGGCATTACGCTCATCTTCCAGCCGGTACAGCTCGGCCTGGATAGCATCATTACGCCACTCCGAAACTTTCCAGCCTGCAGCGAAACAGGTACCAGCCAGAGCCAAGAGGACGGCCACACGGACGTTCATCACAAGCCCACCTCGCACAATTCCCGCTCAGTCGCCCGGCGCTTGACCAGTCCTTCAAGAACCTTGCCCCCGGCGTACACCCAACGGTCCAGTTCGGCACAGGCACCGGCAGCATCACCGGCATTCAGTTTGCGCAGTAGAGTCGAGTTCTTGAACGCCTCTTCCCCGACATTGAATACAAACGATGCCAGCGCGGCTCGGCGCTCTATCGGCAGTTCAACCTTGGTGTGCCGGTCCACTGCCGCGAATGCCGTCCCGAGATCCTGCTCCAGCAGCGCATCACACTCCGCATCGGTCAGTGTCTGGCCCAGTTTGGCGGTACCGGTGTGGCCATAGCAGATGGTCGGCACGCCCACGGCATCCAGATACGCATTGTTGCGCTTACCCTCGTACCAGCTAACCAGCGGTGCAGCCACGGCAAGGGCAGCGCCAAGAGATGCAACGGCCAGGCGCTTCTTAATCATTCACGCTGCTCCCGTTTTTCGCGGCGAGCTTTTCGCCACTGTGCAAACTGGTATCGATACTTGGGCACCAGCAATCCGATCGATCCAAACAGATACACCAGCGTGAAAATGGCTACCCAGTCCGCCAACTGGATGCCCAGCAGAAAGTGCCCCCCTGCCACAGCAACGGGCGGGGCGGCCTTTCCGGCCTCGATGGTAATGTCGTGCGCTAACTGTTGGTCTGCCATGCCTATATTCCATGAGATATGTGTGTTATCAGATGCTATGTCCCTGGCGGCAGCACTCAACCCTCATATCGGTCGGCCGGAACGACTTGGACCACGGCGAACCCCTCAATCGGCGCTTCTTCACGGTTTCCCACTTAACCCCTAGAAATCCGGCGATAACGTGCGCGGACGCAATCATGCGGTACCACTGTCCGTTGTGCTGGAAATAGACACACAAGGTCTTTTGGCGGCTGGCCACGCACTGATCAGGATTGTCGCGCATCCCGCATTCTCCTCTGCTTAATGATCCGCTCACGTATCTCGTCCCGCATCTGCTGGCTTTGCTTCTTTGCCCAGCTCTCTTGCCGCTGCCGTGGCTGCCGGTCTACCCAACGGGCCAGGCAGTCAAGGAAGTGTTCTCGCTCCCCTGGGGTCATGCCGCATTCCTGTCCTGCTGCTCGACCTGCCGCCAGTCCCGTGAGGGCGGCTCGCCCTTCTCCAGACTCCGGCGCTCGGCATTAAACTCGGCACGCATCGCCTTCAGCTCGGCGCAGGTATATTTCTTGGCGTCATGGGGACCGGTGACAGCATCGACAAACGCCTGGCCGTAGCGTCGAACCAGCGTGGCGGTGAACTTCTGCCGAGTGCTGGCTTTGTCGCCCTTGGCAAATCGCTGGACGCCTGAGTTACAGCCTGAGCATTGGCCGTGGCAGTTGCGCGGATCGAAACGCAGTTCAGGGTGTGCGCCAACGGTCTGGTAGTGCCCGGCGGTCAGCGTGTATTGTCCCGCGGGTTTACCGCAGCTCACGCACGGCAGATGCTTGTCCAGCTCGCGGATCAGGGCGTTAAACGCTTTCTGTGTCAGTTCGGTCTGGTGTGACAGGTCGTTACCGCGCACCTGCTCCCGTTTTTCGCGGATCTTGCGCTTCTCGGCGGCTTCCCGCTCCCGACTGCTTTTGGCTATGGCGTACTGACTGGCACAGCGGGTGTCACAGAATGCCCCGAGGGGCACTCTGATCATGGTGTCGCGCTGCTTGCGCTCTTTGCAGTGGCGGCATTTGAGGGTGGATGCGCTCATTCCGTACCTCCTGCTGCAATCATGATTCCTGATATAATCAGCGGCATGGCGACGGTCACAAACACTGCCGTAATCACGCAAATCTTGAGTGACTTTTTCCGAAGTAGGTTCACGCCGCCATCTCCCTTTCCCATCTGCTGTAGTCATCAATCCCCAGCATGGCCGGATCGGTCAGCTGAAAGCCTTTGCCGGTGAAGTGGTGCCACATACGGTCCAGGTACCGCGTAAACTGCTTGACGCTCATCAGACTGGTGACCGGAAAATTGAACGGCTCATCCATCAATGCCAGCTTGATCTCGTAAGCCAGCGGCTTGATCACGCGGTCGTACTTTTCGCGGAAATCGTCATCCTCACGCATGATCGGAATACCGAAATGCAGTT